AGTCGCCAGGTTTAATCTTATACAAAAGAATATTGTGTGCTCCCTCGTTCTTAATGTCTTGAATCAAAGTTTGTTTTGTAAAACAATATTTTGCGCCGGGTTCAGTAGGTTTAGGACCTTTTTTAAGTAACTTGTCAGCCTCGTTTATGTAAAAAGATTCAGGTCTGTTTTGTTCTTTAACTACTTTTTGTATCAATTTCGTTAATTCTGATTCTGTAAGTCTAATAACTTTTTTCATTAGTATTTAAGTGTTAATAGGTATTTCAATTTATTAATTATTCTTAACATCTCATCTCTTAAGTTCAATAAGTCTGTATCAACTTTTGAATCCAATTGCTCTGTTAATGACATTAAAAATTCACAAACACCATCGATAAAATGTTGTAGTGATAATGATTCTAAATCTTGGAACATAATTGAGAATGATTCAGTAAATTCAGGTCTACCGTATTTACCCATCATAGCCTCAACAAAATCATCAATAAACCCATCTAAGGATTCATATACCATCCCGTAGGCTTTGTGTTTAGCATCAAATGTAGTTTGCCAGTGCATAAATCTGAACTGTGTTTGTATCTGTACTAATTTTAATATAACTTCTTCTTTCATATTTTTAACCCATTTGTGGTCCATTTATTAATGTACTGAATAATCCACCAATAACGTCTTTGTTTGCATTACCTAAATTCATATCAGAACCACTTTGTGAATCAGATTTTATAGGTGGGATCTCTTGTTTTAAATATTTTTGTGCTTGTGGAGTTTTCTCATATTTTTTCATTTGAGTAAGTACCTCATCTTCACCCATTTCTTTACTAAGTTCCTCAGGTCCGACAAAATTACCAATACCTAAAAAATCTAAGAATCCTAACCAAAATTTAGTCTTACCAATTAAGACTCTTGTTTTCATACTACTCTTACCAAACAAGTCAGTAATTCGACCCATTCCAAGTCCTCCACCATACATTATTCTTTGAAGGAAATTTGGTTTAGATAGTATGCTTGGGTCCAAGAACTTTTCTCTTTTAATCATTGCTTCTAAACCCTGTAACAGCTCTTTTTGTTGTTTTGGTGATTTTGAACCGAGTCTTGATGCCAAAGAAACCGCCTCGGTTTCAGCACTTCTGAATAGTTTTAGCCAGTCTCTTACGGTATTTTTGAAACCTCTTGGCATAGGTATTTTATCAATAAACCCATCAACTTTTGGTGCCCAACTACGACTTGTTTTTGCTAACACACCTAAACCATCATCATTCTTTGCGATTTGTTTAAGTAAGGATTGTGCTTTGACAACATCACCAGCATCCATTGCTTTACTTACCTTACTCATTATTTGTGCCGATTTACCGCCAGCCTTCATTGCCCCCATAGCGGTTTTACCAACAGCATCACCAACTATTGGTAGTGCAGATATTAAAGATAAAAATCCAAACAAATTATCTCCCTGATAAAAGTAAGAAGCTGCGTTAATAAAATCTACGGTTGGTGTCGGGTCAAAAATACCCAAAATATCTAATGCAGTATTATACCACTGAGCCTCACCCAATAATTCCTTATTGGTTCCATTCTTTTTGATTAACTCTAACTGAGATTCAGTAATTATTACTGTTGGCATAAATTCTTTTACAATAAATACCAAGAAGTTAAAAAGAAAACCCCCACTTTTTAGTGAGGGTTCTGATTGTTGAAATCTAACACTTGTTGTCTTCGTTGTTCTACGAATAATCCAACTCTATCCTGAGCCACTTTCGAGTAATTTGGACTGAGTTCAATTCCAATCCATCGTCTGTCAAGTGTCTCAGCGGCAACCAAACTTGTACCTGAACCAGCGAATGGGTCGAGGACAATGTCATTCTTATATGTAAGAATTTTAATTGCCTTTGTTGGGATATCCATTGAGAACGTGGCTTTAGTTAGACTTCGGGTATCAGCGAAGTAGTTCCACTGTCCGAACACCAAGTCGATGAACTCACGTTTTTGTTGTTCCGTGTACATCATCTTAGGTCTCATATTACCATCCTTACCTTCTACTTCTCCCATCTCGCCAACCCATTCAGGTGTGCCTTTTACTGTTTTAATGTGTTTCTTTTTGTATGCCAAAATAACACATTCTTTTGGGTTATAGATGTAAGGTGCTGAAGGACTCATCCAAGACCCCCAAGCTGTGGTACGACTTCTGTGTGGAGATTCTTCTTCAAGGTCAACAACTCCGAAGAACTTGTAACCAATCTGTTTCATAATCTGCCATACTTCGCTAACCATAAAGATTCTTCCACCTTTGTCCTGACGATTAATCTCGTATGGGATGTTTAAAGCAATTCTACCGTCGTCTTTAAGAATTCGGTATGCTTGTTCCATCCAGGAATATGTAAATTTTACATATTGCTCCCACATCATATCATCGTCGTGAACATCGTAATCAATCCCAACCCCGTAAGGTGGAGATGTTACTATCAGGTCTACTGAACCTTCTTCCATTGAAGACATTACTTCAATACAATCGCCATTAATTACTCTTCCAATAAAGTTTTCCATATTATAATCCTAAAATATCAAGGGTTTTATTCACTCTGTTTTTTGGAGATAAGTTTCTCTCATAGTATTCCCTTGCGTTCTTAGAAATATAATTTAAAAACTCTACATCATCAACTACCTCTTTGAATCTTTCTTCAATCAACTTGGCGTGATGTTCAAGTGCTAATCTGTCTGTTGCAACATCATTGTGACGTGGCATATCCTCAGGGTAAGGAACCGAAATGTAATGAACATTTGGAATTAGTTTCTCGTGCATTTCTACTTGGAACTCAAATCGAATTAATGGTACTCCAACCGCCATACACTCGATGTCACGGTAACATAGTTCACCAACACCCGCCATAGACAACGCAACTGAATATCCAATCATTTCATTAAAGTATTGGTCAGGACTCACAGCGTTTTCAGGACAGTAAAGTAACTCATCAGAGTAATGTTTCAATGCCGGTCTCTGTGTCATATTACCTCTGAAATACATCATTGGTGTAAGGTTTTTGGAACCCTTCCTTTTATAGTAGAATGACTCCAAGTCAATCAAACCTGATGGGAAGTAAATCCAAGGTGAATACTTGTCGTAGTTGTTCCCCACGTGATGTTTAATCTTGTAGTCAATGAATTGAGAAATCAAAACTTTCTTACAAAGAGGATTTGTTTTTTCATTCATAGTTGCATAACCCAAATCATCAGACACACTCATAATCCAAAACTCACCAGTGTCTTTATCCTCAATTACGTATTCACACTCTAACAATAAAAACTCATTGGATGTCCCCTTGTTTAGTTCGACTTCATAACGACCGAAGTGAGCATCATCCCATTCTCTGTTTTCTTCAACCTCATATCTTTTAGATAACTCTTCGGTTAATTCATCCCAAAACAAATTGTAATTACGATAGTGTCTTGTGTGCCAATTTGTTGGGTTGTGAACGATAAGTCTACGGTTAGGTTTCTCAACATTACCACTCTTATTGTTAACCTCTCGGGTGAGATACCACAAAGCCTTATTCAAATCCTGAAGTTCTTTGTCGGTTCCTTTCTTACCAGCTCTTGAGATGTATTTTACTGTGTTACCTAAATTAAACCCCAATTCCCAAGCCTCGATTACCTTGATAGCTTCGTATGGGTTATTTTTACCACCATAATGTTGTGGGTGATTAACTTGTTCAATCATAGTCTTCCTGTTTCAATAATTCTTCGTTATAAAATCCAATTTTAATTTGTTCGTGGTATTCTTCTTTTAAAATGTCATATCTGTTTTGTAATGGTCTAACAACCATCAAATACATCAATATTATCCCTAACCACATTCCAATACTAAATGCCAACAATCCCATATTAATCTTCTTTATATTGTGAAAGTAATTCTTCATTTGACATAGCCCCAAACTTCTCACTCAAAGCACTTGTGTTAACATCGTCAAACATCTTATGTTTAATATTATCCAAGGTTAATGCAAAGTCCAGAGTTTCTGAAATAATACCAACAATTTTATATGGGTCACCATTAGATGCTGGTCTACGGTCTTCAATATACCCTTTCCATTCTTTGGATGTTTGAAGTGGAACTCGGATTGATGCACCTCTGTCTGAAATACCCCAACTAAACTTATCAATCGATTGTGTTTCGTGTTTACCAGTTAATCTAAGTTCATTACTTGAACCATAGTTATTGATGTGAAGAGTGTGTCTTGAATCAAATGCGTTGAAGATGTTTTTGAAATATTCTTCTCCACCCTCATTTCTCATCTTGTCATTTGAGAAGTTACAGTGTAGACCTGAACCATTCCAATCACCTTGTACAGGTTTTGGGTGGAACTCAATCTTGAATCCATACTCTTCAGACATTTGTTCAAGAATGTATCGAGCCATCCACAAGTCATCACCGGCTTTAAGTTTACCTTTAGAGAATACTTGGAACTCCCACTGACCCAATAGAACCTCAGCGTTTGTTCCTGTGATATCCATACCAGCGAAGATACAAGCCTCCATATGACGGTCAACAAATTCTCTACCGTTTACTTGTTCGTTTCCAACACCACAGTAATATTTTCCTTGTGGTTCAGGATATCCATTAACAGGGAACCCTAAAGGTCTTCCGTCTTTAATGATTGTATATTCTTGTTCAAAACCAAACCAAAGGTCTTCCTCTTCTTCACCGACCAAAGAACGTGTGTTTGATTTATGTGGTGTTCCATCAGGATTCATTACTTCACACATAACAAGAAATGAAGCAAGTGAACCTTTATTCAATGGGTTGAAGTATGTTCTTACAGGTTTCAAGATACAATCTGAAAAATGACCTTCAGCTTGTTTAGTTGACGAACCGTCAAATGACCATTCAGGACAATGTGAAACGTCAAGTTTATTCCAAGCAAATTGAGCACTAGTCTCATCAATTTCAATCACCTTAACTTTACTTCTTAAGTTAGGTTCTGGTT